CTTGTAAACTCCGTCTCTTCACGCACGTACTGCTTCCACCGGCCGTACATCACGCTGCAAAACTGCGGAAGCTTCCGCGCAAGTGGGTAGAGGCGCGAGATGATGCCTGGCGCAACCGCCTTGCGGAGCGCGAGAACGTCACCCTTGACAGCGGCCTCGATAGCAGCCTTGTTGGTCGAAAACGGCATGACACACAGATTCCGCTTGAGGTCGGGAGCACAGGCCTCCGTGAGGCCATGCTGGTCGACCACGAACTTCCAACCTGTGAACTCCGCCACCTCGCCCGGCAACCGGTGATACAGCTTGGGCCGATGCCCCAGCTTGACCCAACGCGCATGCAGGAGCGTGCGAAACCGCTCCGTCATGTTGCGCTCTGGGTCGCCCGGAAACAGGAACGAAAGGGCACTGTCATCTCCTTCCAACATGAACTTAACCCACCGCACGAAACCGTCCACGCACACCACACGTCCGCCTTCGGGTGCCACCAGCTTCGTCGCGTCCTTCCCGCCAATCACCCATGCCCAGCATATCAGGTTAGCGAGAAAGTTCAGAACTGATGTCCCTCGGCAGCCACTGCGGCGTATAGCGCGAATAGCCGTTCGCCAGCACTTCCCCTTCGGGAGGTCCGCGGCTGCAACACGGTCGGCCTCTCCACGCCCCTTGCGGAACGACAAGACCAACGTCTGCAACCGGTTCGACGCCAGACGCGCTGCATCGCAGTCCGGCGAACCCTCTTGAAGGAAGAAATCGCCAACAATCCCCGCCATCTCGTCCATGATGTCATTCTCAATCAAGTCGCGCAGGGTCGAAGACATGCACGCATCCCATGCAGAGCCATCGTTCTCGAGGATGGCAACCGGCTGCGGGTCAGCTGAGCCGGGTGAGCCGGGGACGGCGCGTGGATTCGTCTGCGCAAGATTTCGAATGGCGCGAGCCATGGCCTCAGGCTTGGGCACACCCTTGATGGAACGTTCCTTGTAGATTTTGAAGAGGTACTTTTCCAACGTTCCGATGATGAGCCAGGCCATAATTTGACCACGGTCGCCGTCAGCGACAAGAAGGCGAGGTGCCTTGCCACGTACACTCGGTTCGAGCTTCACCGCAGCCTCGAATTGGTAGCGTGGTGCGTAGGTTTCGCGCAGTTCACGGAGACCGCGTTCCGCGCGCTTGAGAAGCCATTTCGATGATTTGCGCTTATCGATTCCAAGAAGGCTGGATGCAATCGTGCTGATCAACTTCCTGTCTGTCGCCATGCGGCGGCGCACTGCTCCGGATACTGCCTTTATCTCCGCGCGTTCTTCCTCCGTGAGGTTCACCGGCACTTCTGGGTCCTCGATTCGACCCTTGATGGCTGCCAGTACGTTGCGCTGCGAGTTGGCCCAGAACAAGCGCTCCTCAATGAGGGGCAGATATCGAACAGCCAACGGCACGTCGTCTGTCGATTCGGAAGCTGGATCAAACAACAATTCCACACCAGGAATCAAGGATTCTTTGTTGTGCAATTCAACGGGGTCAGGCTCCTCCACCAACACACCAGCACCACTCGGGGCCGGGTCGGCAGCGGCAATGACGACGTGCTCCTCCTTTGACTCGGCCTTCGGGGCATCGCGCGAGAGCCGCAACGGCTCCACGACTAACATACCCGTACTTGAGGTTCGACGGCAACAGCACGTGGAGTATGCGACCCGGCCTGCTTGGAGGGCTGCAACCAACCATCCGAAGATGTGATCGACAGCGCAACAAGACAGAGGGTCACCACGGCGGTCCTTCTTACCCAACCGGTACGTCGCGAAATGAGTGTTACCGTCCATCGTGGAAGTGGGCGCTTGTGAGTACAAGCCAGCGCCTCCACTCCGGCGGGCAACATCCATCTCTTCGGAGGTTAAAAAGACGGAAAAGGGAGCCACGTGGTCGTTCAAACGGACGCACTCTTTGAGGCGGTCCATGCAACTCACAACGTGGTGTCCACAGCGATCGACAAGGAGGTCGACGCGAAAAAGAAACGTGTCGCCAGGCGAGGATCGGCCGAGAGCCTGCTCATAACTCAAGTTCGAAAGAACCCAAGCGTGGCAAGCGTGGCACAGGTCAACCCTGCCTGATGGCGCCCGACCAGAAATCAGCGCCATACCTGTAGCCAAGTGCACAAAAAGGCACCCCGGGGAGGTTTTCCCACCGGTTTTGGTCCGTAAATTTTAGCACAGGTCGTCGGGGGACAACTTGAG